AGCCGCCGCGGCAAATGGATTATTATCTCTAAAGTTTAAAAAGTTAACTGCTCCTAATAACTGCAATGCAGCGGATCTAGTATTTAAGAACATAATAGCTCCGGTAGATCCATTTACCCAATTGCTCCATCTGGAAGTTTCTCTATCATTGCCAATGCTTTTGTTTTTACCATTGATCATTCTATATAATATATCTTCAAGAGCTTCTCTAACGCGTGTACCATATAAAGCTTCTACCTTATTCATATTAGGCCCGGTTAGCCTTCCGTTATCCCAAGTACCAAATATCTCTTCTACATTGTCTATGAATTCGCCTAAGAATTTTTTTCTACCAGCTCCTTCTGTAAGATTATGCAAATCAGATATAATTGTATTAGAATCCCAATATTCTTCTGGCGTAACCCACCCTTTGCCTTGTCTTCCTGTAACAATTAATCCATTTTTAAAAGCGCTTAATTGTGCATCATCATTAACAAGTTTTGTTAATTTAGCAATATCTCTTTTAGATATACCTGGAATTTCTACATCAGATTCATTCCATATTGCAACACGAATCGCTTGATCATAAGTAAAATCTCCATCTGGAGTTAAACTTTCTAATTTTTTACTAATATCCGGAAATAAATTAAGTAAAGCTTTATAGTTCTTTTTAATAGACTGTCTAGCTGCATCCATTAAATCGTTACCGTTTGAATATGGTTTTAATAATGCGTCAGCAAAGAATTTTTTATGCTGTTCTCCTTTAGCGCCTTTGCCCATGAAATTATATAATAACAACTCAAAGTCAGCTGCTGATGGTGGAACATAAAAATCAAACTTTCCTTTATCAACTCCTCTTCTTCTAGCAACAATGTCAGAAAATACCTTAAATCTTTCCGTGCCCGTATTCTCTTCAAGAATTTTATTAAAGTCATAGCTCATAGATTTACTAAACTTTGCACGAGCCTGTTGAATTTTAGATTTAACATCTAATACGTCTAAAGCATTTTTAACAGCATTTACATTTGGTAAATGATCATCAGCAAAATAAAAATCATTATAACCATCATTTGCTTTTTGAACAATCCAATCAGCCTTTGCTTGAGGGCTACTATTACCTAATCCTGTTATGTTTTCCAATGGTATCTCTATACCTATAGAATCTAAGAATTCTTTAATTGGGACTGCTGAATCAGCTGGTCTTGCTGTAAGTATAAAGAAATTTTCTGGTCCGAACTTGCCAATCATTTTCTTCATCTTTTCAACCATTGGCCCTGGTTTACCATCAACTACTTTACTGAATTCAGAAAAATCAAATGCAGCTCCTTCGGCTAATAATCTAGATCCTTCTTTAGCAAATTCTGCACCATTTAATTTACCCTCTTCCCCATCAGGCATTATGTATAGCACATTACTTTTTGTTAATCCAACAGTATCGTCAAAGTCAAACACGGAAATACCTTTTGATGTTTTAGAATCTTTTGATAACGATTTTGTTATAGCTTGTAATTTGCCATTGTTTTTATTTGCTTCAACAAGAGTGTTGGACGATTCAACAAATTCTTTTCCAAGTGTTATGTTTGGATTATCTAACCCCTTTAAATGCCACATAAAGTCTTTAGCAAATGTAGCAATATTATAATATCTGGCTTCTTCCGTGTCGTCTCCAGCTATTCCTTCTCTTTGAAAACCTTCACTAGAAATTATTTTATCCATGCTACTCGGTATGACCCCTGCATGGAAATCGCTCATTACCTCATCAAATAATTCCCTTCTTTTTTCTTTTAATTTTTTCCTTTCTTCTTCAGATAATTCTTTAGATACATCTTGATTATTTTTAAATACCTCATGTAATTGCCATTTAGTCTTATCAACACTTTTTAAATGCTCATATATTAATGTTCCAAAATCTTTTGGACCGGATTCTGGATCAAATACCCATTTGGCAACTGCAGCTTTTCTTAATGGCGTTTGTTGATTTGTGTTTAAACTTGACCAAAGCATTGCTTTAGTGTCTTTATCAACGCCGTTATTTGGATCATTATACCAATCTAACAACTCAAATAAGAAATCTTGATTTTCCTTTGCAGTAGCTTTTTGATTTTCTAAATATTCTTTATTATTTCTATTTGCAAATAGGTCTTTAGCACTATCTTTAATATATCCTTTTCTATTGCGACCAAATGACTTAGGAGCATTTTCTCCTAATGCATTTTTTGCAAATGCCCAAAAGGAAGGTTTATTTGAGAATAATTGATAAGATATTTTTTTAGCGACGTATTCTCCTTTTTTATTTGTTCTCAAACGCGGGGTTTGTGTTTTTAAGGTTACTAAAGTATTACCTTCTTTTTCTTGTATTTCTGTTATAAAGCTATCATCTCCAATTTGTGCTTGCGAAGCCAAAAATGTACCCATTTTTCTTATCATTGAATTTAGCATCTCCCCGCTATATTTTTCACCTAAATAAGATATAAAATTACTAGCATATGCATGGGCTGCCCCTATTTTAGTCTCATTTGTAAATAATACAGAGGCATTCGCATTTGTTCTACTATTTAATATATCTAATCTATTACTATTTCTTTCTAAAGAAGCCTTTATCCATTTTCCAAAATCAAAATTACTGCTTTGCTCTCCAGGTTCTTTAAATGCTTTTGCTAATTTAGGTGTATAATATTTTTTTATATCCTCCGCTAAAGAATTTAGATCTTTATCAGGTATAACACCATTTCCATAAACTTTACGCAAAGCTTTAAGTATATCTTCTTTTTTAGGTAAAACACCATAATTAATATTGGCTAATTCAAAACCAAAAGCATTAATATTTTCGTCTATATAGTTTCTTTGCTCCTCACTAAAATTATTATATGTTACAGAATATTTAGAATTACCTCTTTCTGCATCTTTTCTAAAAGTAATAGGAAAATTTTCTAATATTTCAACACCAAGTCTTGTTTGATTTGCAGTTAAAGCGTCGAATATAGGCCCTTGCTCCTCAAGATCTTTATTTATGATATCAAATGCAGATTCTTCAGCAACAGCCTTAGCTCCAGACTCTTTTCTACCACGTATAGGATTACCGTCAGGACCAATAAATTGTCCTAAGTAGTCTGTATCAGAAATGTTATTAAATGCATTAGGAAGTCTTCTAACCAACTCTGCACCAGATGTTCTACCAGCGTTGTCAGTTGAAACGGATTCTCTATCTATTTTTTGGTCAACCCAATTAGGATAACTAACCCATTTTCCATCTATTTTTTTCTGTATTGCCTGAGGTATACCACCTTGACCGTTAGCACCCATTAACCAGGTGGTGGTCATGTTCTCTAACATGTATCGTTTATTTTTTAATAACCAATTTACTAATTCGTTATCTTTTTTGCCACCCATTGCTTTTTTAACATCAATGTCTAATTGTTTACCAATAGCATCTCTAATTTCCGCAATTAATGGAGTAATTGTACGATTTAATGAAATAGGTGCGTCAATACGTGACTTTAAAGTACGAAGCTGAGTTACGATCTTGTCTGACATTGTTTTTAAGACCGTAGGCTCAAAAACATTTGACTCTAATGCGTTTTTATATTTTGGTTTTTCTTTTGCTTCAGAGACAGTTTCTTCAGCCATTAACCCTTTCTCTTCCGTAACATCTTTCTTAAAGTCTCCTTCTAATACCCTTCTAGATGCAGCAATAGCTCTTAAAGGTAATTGTCTGTTTATATAAGCAGCTAAAGGTATGCCTTTTTCTGGTTTATAACTTTTAATAAGGTAAAGAATACCGCCATCACCTGTTTCAATTTCATCAGTAAGTAATTCTCTGTCAAAGCCTGGAGCGTCTCTACGCTTATCTACTATTCTTTTTGTAATAGGTTTAAATAAGTTAATAATATCCTGCGCGGCATCAACTCCTTTTTCATCATATAATTTTTGAACTTTTTCAGAAGCAACAGATCCTTTCTCAGATTTAACAATTTCTTTAACTTCGTCTTCATCTGATATTTCTTTTTTAATTTCTTTTTTAGGAGCTTCTTCTGGAGCAGCTTTTGCTTTCTCCATTTCTATATCTAAATTATCAAGACGACTAATATAATCATCATAATCAATTTCATCATTTTGAAATTGACTTTCTAATTTATCTATTTTATTTTGTACTTCATTAATTCTAGTAATCGAAAATGCTGCGGTTTTTCTTTTTTCATCATCCCCACCTATTATTTCGCCTGAAAAAGCTATTGTATTTTGCGGTTTCTTTTTACCAAAATGAGCTTCTCTATTGTAATTTTTTACAAGCTCATAAACATATGCACCCTGGTCTTCCTTAAATTTAGGAAATCCGGGAGGTAGTAATTTATTTATAAAATTCCTAATTGCATTTAATGAGTCCTTTGGCAGTTCTACCCCATCTGCTGAAATATCAGATAAAGCATTCAGTGCCTCTTCGTAATAGTCTTTATTTTTTATAAGATCACCGTTCTCGTCTCTTAATCTTAATTTTTTTCCATTTTTCTCATATGTCTCGCTATAACTAGAGTCTATTCTTTGTGAAACCAATGCGTATAAATCTGGATCATATTTTTCAAGATACTCAAGCAAATCTTTACCCGCTTGATTTATTTTGCCTTGATCTGCAAAAGCTTTTTTAACTGCAGAGTGTAAAACCTCATGCGATCCTACTCCTGTTCGACTATTTTTAGCGGCGTTTTTTATATGTATTAAAGCAAAGTCTCTGGTTATTCCGTCTTCACCTTTAATTGGCACATTAGTTGCATCAGTCAACCCCTCTTCTATACCATTTGCAAAGTCAGCCTTGCTAGAAGCAGGTTCATTAGATTTATTATAAAACTCTATTATTTCTTTATCTGCATTAGGCCCTTCAAATACTTTTATATTTACGTCAACTCCGTTGCTTTTAGCAAAAGCCTCAGCATTTTTAATTCCTTCTTTTATAAGTTTAGCATAATGATCATCTACATAATTTTCTTTTGCTCTTTTTTTAATTTCTTCTTGAGTAGTATCCTTTCCTTCCGACTCAAGCTCTGTTTTTGCCTTACTAAATAATTCATTTTTTGTACTGCTATTTAAACCATTAAAAGCATTAACAACTTTACCGTAACTAAGTTTCTGCATTTTAAAATTATACATTTCGTAACCAGTTGTAAGATCAAATTCAAATCTAGTAGATTGATTTGCTTTTATATTGTTTTCTTTAATTGTAGGGTCAGTTAATAAAGTTTCTCTTTGACCAACTAATTCATTAAATTTACCTCTATAGTAATTTTCTAATGTTTTTAATTGACTTGGACTTAAATTTGGGTCAGCAACGGCTTCTGAGAAGTCTTTATTTACTTCTCCAATCTGTCTATTAATATCACCAATTTCTTTAGCTTGCTCAAGTGTTATATCAACACCAACCCTATCAACAATACTATTTTCAATTTCTTGGCTTTCTCCAACTAACTCTTCAATTAATTTTTGTACTGGAGGAGGTTGCATTGGCAAAGGGGTGCTCTGGTCTTTTTTATAACCTTCAACGCCTGTTAATTCACTAATTTGATTAACAATATCCTTCATTCTACGGCTTTGCTTTTTATCTGCTAATTCACTTGCAACCGCTCTTTTAACAACTTTATATGCATCAATTCCTCCAAATCCAACACCGGCAACTCCACCTTGAGTATAAGATTCTAATCCTCCTTCAAATATATTTTTGTTTTCACCAAATATGTATTTATCAACAAAGTTATCTACCGTGGTTGTACCAAGTTCCGAAAGACCTTCTATATTAAAGTTCTTAGCTGAGTTTTTACCCGCCCATAACAAAGCGTCTTTTATAGTTTTTTTAGGCAACATTCTAGCAGCGGTGCCAACTCCCTTAAGTATTTTTAATGTACCTAACATCTCAAATCCAACCTCTGCTCCACCGTATATTGCTTTCCCTAAAAACTTTTTGTATTCAGGAAGATTTAATAAATCAGTATCGGCCTTAATTTGTTGTTGCAATTGAGCTTTTTCAAACCCATCAGTTGTATTATTAAGAGCGAATGTGTTTTCGCTTAGTCTTTGCTTAGCTGCTTCCGCGTCAAGCATTATTTGAGTTGCTTTTCCGCCATATCCGCTAGCAAAAAATAATGGTAATGCAGCGGATCCAGTAAACGCCATTCCAATAGATGGAAGAGTATTTACGGTAGCACCCATTAACCAATTACCAGCATCATCCATGCTTCTAATCTCATCAACCCCTATGCTTTTTTGGTATTGTTGTTTTTGCTTTTCTAATTCTCTTGATACATGTAATAACCCCGTTGCATCCGCTTTAACTACATCTTCTTGAGACATTCCTAAAACTGCCGCACTTCCATAAGCAGCAAGATCATTAAGAGCCATACCTACATTTGCTAAGGTTGATTTAGTTGAATTTGCTAATTGGCTTATTCTACTATAATTCGCGCTAAACGATGTAAGCGACGGTGCTAAAACCCCTCTTGTGTAATCTAATTCTTTCTGTAATTGACTTTCTTTATTAACTATATCATTTTGCTCGTCTATTAAGTCTAATGATCTTTTCTTTAATATTGCTAATCCTTCTGGAGTAGGAGATTTTTTATATAACTCTGCATCCGTATTGAAGTCTTTTACTTTAGTTTTATAATTGTCTATATCTTGAACCAATGCTTTTTCAGCATACTTAGAATCATTTATTTTTTCTTGCATTAATATTTGCAAGTTTTTTCTATCCTTTGGATCTAAATTTCTTGCATAATTAGTAGAAGCTCTGTTTACAAATTTTTCTTTTCTGTCTCTATCCCATGCATCAATCCTACTTTGCTCCAATTGTAAAGGGGCATTAGGATTTTTTTCCCATTGTTTATAAATATAATAATCCTCAGGGTTTTCAAATGATTCTTTTTTTACTAATGATTTAACTTGAGCAGCTCCACCAGCACCACCACCTATTGACGCCAAAGCAGCAGTACTAGATGATTCTATATTCTCAAAACTATCTATTATGCTTTTAGTTGCTTGTGTTCTTTTTTCTTTTTCAGATAATGTAGGAGGTGTAATCTTTTCCCATAAATCTGGATATTTTTTTCTTGATAAAGATTTTACTTTATTATAATATGTTTTATCTCCGAAGTCTGATATGAATTTATTCATACCTTTTACATCGTCTAATTCGAAGAAAGTACCATCTTGTTTATAGCCAACCCCAGCCTCTTCCCCAATTTTTTTAATAGCTACTCTATCGCCAAACTTTGTTGCTTCAAGTCCTAATCTATTTATTTTTTTATTTAAATTATTTGTAGTTTCTTCAGCACTTTCTCGGTCAATGTCATAATCAATACTATATGGATTCTTAAAACTAAGTTCCTCTAAAGCAACTTTACGTCTGTAATCACTAGTATCATCTAAATATTTTTGTTTTTCTTCAGTTTCTTTTAGCGCTGCCTGCTCTTCTTTTAATTTTTTAGCATCTTCTTTAGCCCACATAACACTCCTTTTTGAGATAGGAGTTGCTGGAGCGCCAAATTCAAAAAAGTCAACAGACGAAGGCGCAGCGATAGCTTCATCAAGCATTTTTTTACCAATAGCCTCTTCTTTTCTTTTTTTAGTTGCTTTTTTAGCAAACTTATCAAATGATTCAGTGGCTTTTGATTCTAATGATTGTTGGAAAAAAGATTTTCTTCCACTCGCGGCTTTTTTTTCTTCTGCTTTTTTCTTTTTTTTCTTTTCCTCTTCGGTATCTTCAATTATAGTTACTGATGGATCAAATAAACTATCGTCCACAGTCATATCAATATTATTAGACAGCCCTGAAAATATGTCAGCTTCTTCTTGATTTAATTCTTGATCATCTAAATTTTCTTCGTAATCTGATAATGCCATAAATTTATTTTATTATTGAGGGATTATTTGCATATTATATTTTCCATCTGTTCCTTTTTTAACAAGGAAAGTTTTTGTTATTATTTTATCACCAACAGGCATTGGTAATTCATATAATATTTCTTTTGCATTTTCATTTAATTTTTTAGCTTCCTCAAATTTTTTGTTAATTTCAAAATAATAATTTTTTCCACCTTTTTTAGCCGCTGCATGAGCTTTGCTTAGCTTTTCATCATTTATAAGAGTATTCAATTTCTTTTCTACTTCTATCTCTTCATTGCTAACAAAATATTTTTCACCAATAGCTTGTTTTTTAGGTATAGATTGCAAAATAGCAGCTCTCATGTTATGCTCAAGCCCTGTCATTAAATCCGTATTATCTAAAGGTATTGTTTCATTATAGTAATTTTTGTTATCCATTTCTTTAATATTTACATACTTAAGGTATGGGTCTTGTCCTTCGTACTCTTTATTGCCTGCCGTACGAGAAATTGTTGGTTTAACCTGATTATAGTAAAGAGAAGCAGCTTCATTTTGCGTTGCCGCGCTAGAACCATTTAAAGATTTAACATTAGTCTTTAAAGTTTCATCATCTCCTATTTTTTTAATATCAGGAGTTTTAAATAATTGCCTATATATTCCGCTTTGATTTCCTGCACCAACTTGCTCGGCTTCACCCATTCCGCTTTCTAAATATTCAGGGGCAATATTAGCAGTAGGAACACCATCTTTTTGCTCAAAAATATATGGAGCAATCGTTTTTATTTTATCTACTTTGCCTACATATGTTTTATTATACACAATACCATTAGGCATATTGCCATCCAATGCTTTTGCTAAATTTGTTGCACTTATAAATTCTTCTTTAATTTTATCACCATCCTGTACCTTTAATGTATACCCCCTTTGTGTATAATCATAACGGCCATCAGAATCTTTAAAAAATGAAGGCTGCAATTTTTCGCCATTATTATTCATAACAGCTTCTAATGCTTCAATATATACTGGATTTGATGCTTGTATATTTATACTACCTTCGGATCCAGGTACAAATTTTTTAGCTTTTTCGTACGTGCCAATTTGGCCGTTTAAATCACCAGCAGCATTAGCAAAACCATCTACGCTTGCAATAATTTGAGCAGACCTTCTCCTGTCTTCTGGAGTAGCTGCGCCAAACCCAATTCTTTTTTGTATTTCTTTATATTCTTTTATAGCTCCTTCATAACAGTCATAGTTTAATCCTGTATTAGCTTTGCCTTTACCTTTTTCTAAAATTACTTGTAACTGACCGGCTTTTTCTTCAGCCCCCTCAATTATTTTTTTATTTCTTTCAGCGGTTAGTTTATGCTCTTCGTCTATTTTATTTATAGTGGTAATAGTAGATTTAGTAACTTTATCAAGCATGCCTTGCAACGCTCTTGACTGTTGTGTTAAATCATATTGGCCCTCTATTTCTGCTGGATTTTCGTATGCTCCCATTTATATATTTTTATTTTATTATTATATTGTAGGTGTAGTTGAACTATATGCAAAGGATGGTTCAGAAGAAAAACTTTGAGCCCCTGAAGAAAATGAATTATTTGCATTTTGCCCTCCGGAACTTCCAGATCCACTTGTTCCAGCAAGTGTTTGAAATATAGAACCTATATTCCCAACGGCGCCAGTAATAGCTGAGAAAGCATCGGAGCCCGCTTGATTATATTGGGCATTTGCCAATCCTAATTGAGAAGCAACTCTTTGAATTTTTTGATTCTCTCTAGTTTCTCTTGCATTAAACATAAATTGTTCTCCGGATGCTTTAGCTTCTTGTATTCTTTGCGCTTCGCTTAATCTAGCAGCTTCTACTCTATTTGCTTCAGCTAATTTAATCTTATCAATTTCTTGTTGGCCCTGTGCTTTTAATTGGTCATTTTTAGCTTCTTGTTGTTCTAAATTAGCAGATATACCTTGTTTAGCTTTTAATGCGGCGTTTGCTAATGCAGTTGCACCACCAGCGCTAGATCCAGTTTCCCTTAATGTATCTAAAGTATTTGCTAAAGAAACATCAATTTGTTCTGCCTCAAATTTAGAAGCCTGAGTTGCAACGCCTAAGTTTGCATAAGCATTTCTTACTAATGAAGAATTATCTTTTATTAATGCACTCATGTCCGTAGTAGCCGCCCACGGATTTACAATAGCCTGTCGACTATTCTCTAATCTGTTAAGTTCTATACCAAGTCTTTGGCGTTCCGCATCCGCAGCTCTTTGTCTACTTCTTGCTTCTGCGTTACCCATTATTCCGCCGACAATATTCACTCCGGCTCCAATTAATGCTCCTGCAAACATATTTTATTATTTTATATTTATATTTATTTTTTAATTGAATCTAGTATGATGATTCTACATATTCTCCAGATACAGAAAATAATTCTGCTTTAGGGTATTGTTGTGATCTGCTTCCCGTTGGGTCTGCAGTAGGTGTATTATTAAACAGAAAAGTTGTGGTGGCATAAAATCCTTTTGCCCCTGACATCGCTTGACCGTGTACAATTTCTCCGTATGTAGCCGGTGTAGTATTTATAAGATTGCCAAAGTATTTATTTTCTTTTCTTTTAAAATTATTTAAAAACAATTGGTTCTCTAAGTCAAATAAACTAGCCGCATTTGTTGCAATACTAATTGGAGCAGCGGTATCTGAATTAGTATAAAACTCAGTCATTGTCCACCCGGTTGTTCCTTCGTAATTAATAGTATTAAAGTTTTTACTTAAAGAAACACTTGGATTAAATACCAATGTAACCTGTGAATTATATTGATCCCCATAAAAATTGCTATAAGGGGTAATTGTTGAAGTTGGATCAGCATAATGTTGCCAAATATTACCTTCTTTAAATGTGTAAAAATTATTTCTTAAACTAGCAGAAAAATTTGGTTTATATGAGTATCTACTAACCCATCCTTTAACGTCTTCATCAAAAGATAATGTTTGGAAATTTGAAGTATTAGAAGGCTGTAGTGATACAACATATTGTTTATTATGTTGATCCCATCCACCAACTATTTTACCTGTTTTACCTACGGCAGCAAGATTATCTCTAAAGAAATCTAACATGCCATACCCAGATATCTCTTCTATACCATCCTGCGATAATCTTAATACCACATTTTGGTTTCTGTCAGTAAAGTATTTTCTATAACCAAAAACAGCAAAACTTTCAGGGTTATTAGATATACCATAATTACCAGCATACGATTGAATCTGGCCAATTACCTGAGCTCCTGAAGTAGTCATTGGCTGTCCTTCTGCGGAATAAATAGCGTCTTTATCAATTAAAGCTCTACTTACTTTTCTTTCTTGGAAAATTATAAGGTTAGTATCTTCTGCGTACAATTTTTGTATTGATCCTTGTGATGGATCTGCAGATCTAACTATATCATTCCCTACTGGAAATTGATTTGTATTATTTATACCAGTTCTAGAATTGAATATACCAGAATAAATCATGGAATTAATTCTATTTTGCTGTTGTGGATAGTCTTCAGCTAAATATGCTTTAACACCAAAATCAACTGAAGTATTATTATAGCCGCCTCTAATTCTTGCTTCTTCTACATACCAATCATTTGGCCCTGAATCATAAGCAGCTGGTATATGAGTAAAATCTGTTATTTCTCCAAATTGTATTATTGTGTTTTCTGGTATTTCAACAGGCACTGCATCAACAGTGGTTATTATACCAGTCACATTATCATAGTAAAGAATAGTATTGTAAAATGTTTCTCCGTCAATTACATAACTGAATGATTGCCCAACACCAATAAAGGCATTAGGCAATAATAAAGTTATTGTTGTTGATCCAACGGCGGTGACCCCATCGGTAGCACTCTCTGTAGAAAGTACATCTACAATAGAATCCATTTTTTTTAACCAAAAAGCATTAAAATATTTTAGTTCTAAGGTTGCTGCCATATTTAATAATTACTTGTTTTTTTATGTTTTTAAGGTATTTCAGTATATTGGAATAGATTTCTTCCGTAGTTTTGTATTGCAGGACCTATAGCTAATTTCCAAGCGGTTTTAACCGTATTTCCAGGAGACACAATAGGGACTACAGCTCCACTTGCATCAAATTTGGCACAAAAATATTGCTTATCTGTAGGAGCCGGCATGCCAGCAAATGGTGGCCCAACTGAATAATCTAAATCTTTATTCAAATATATATAGAATTTATCTGCAACCGGAGGAATCCATACTTCTGTTAAATCAGAATTTACATAGAATTGGGTAACATGTAACCCGTTATTTGTAGCTGCCCATACTGTTCCAGGAACTAATGGGTGGGTTTCAAACGTAAATGAGGTTCCTGTTGGCACAGCAATTAAAGCCTGTTGAGACAATGTTACTGTATTAGTAGCAGTATCTATATCCGTAATTTGGGCATTTGTTCCAAAATATCCTGCATTTACAGCCACATATAACCCACGAACTAATTGAGGGTCAATTACATCTAATACAAGCTTATTTGATCCAACAGCTGGCCCCTGCGGTGTTGGTTGAAATGTTGTAGCCGTTGTAGAAAAGTCAAATTCAGGAATAGCGTCTTGTGTATCATATGGTACACCTGACGGATAATCTGTAAGATCCCACTCGTTCTTAATAGCAACATTATATTCTATTGCAGTTGTTGCAGGAGGTGGGAAAGGAGCGTCTTCAACCGGTTCACTTGGTAATACCGGTGGAACAAAATTACCTGAAAGATAGTCGTAATTTGCATCCTTTATTATAACATATCCTTTAAAAGGACGATTACAAGGGTCAGGTGCAACATCTGGATTGCCTACAGCAAAAGTGTTCTTTAAAACTAAACAATATTCCCCAGCTACAGCTGTGACGAATTTAGTACTTCTATTTGCATAAGAGTCTTGATTCAAAGTTTTAGCCAAACTTATATTAAGCCCATAATCTATTGCCCCTGTTGATGGGTTTACTAACCCAGTACTCCAATTAGTTGAAGAAGGGAATAATACCCCATTTTCATCTAATACAGCTTGCCATGTATTAGTATTAGGTGCACTCATAAGTGGTCTATAATATAATATAAAACTTATATCCCCGTTTCGGTTTTCATTTATAGAACTAAATCCTTCCGAGATTACTTCCCACTCCAAAGCCCCTTGTGTTAACCCTGTTGGAGCCCCTAATGGTGGCGGAGCTACGCCATTTGCAATTTGAACATTTGTATAATTTTGAAATGCTTTACTTGGAGCAGGAGGGGTTGTTGCCGTAATATCTGGCAGACCATTATTTATATGTGTTACTGGATCTAAAACTAAATTATCTACACCAATATGTATTGCGCTATAACCTGCTCCGGTTTCTGGATCTAATGTACAATTGAATCCAAAAGCATACGCAGAAGCATTTCCGCCTTCAAAATATTGTAAATAATCATTAACCGGTTTTGGACCAATTGTTATACGAACAATAATTGTTTCAGATAAGGTTTGAAATGCCCCGGTTCCAACCAATGGGTTTCCTGGGACAGGCGGTATTACAGCGTCTCTAACCCTAACATTAAGATCATATACTCCTAATGGTATTGTAGCGTCTGTTAGATCTATTCGGCCAGTTGCATAATCTATAGCAAACCAATTACCCTCATTGCCACTTAATATGTCAAAGTATAAATCTTTTTGCGTTAAAGTACCATGCGTTCCATTAACAGCGGTAACTGTGGTTACATTAGAGGTTACAGTTTGGGTTGCAAAGGCATTATAGTAAGGATATTCATGTAAAAATGTTGGTTGAATATTCCCTAATCTACCTGTAAAAGATAAATCTGCAAATTGACCAGGAATACCCCATTCCACTCTAACTACAAAGTTGAAACTTGAATTTGTATTTGTTGTAATAGCTCCTCTATCAAAAACAAAGTTTGAAGGTGGTGTTATTTTTATTCTATAAAGACCCGTAGTTATTTCTTCTAATAAGAAATTTGACGTATATGTAACACCGTTACCATCTTTTACCTCAAATAAATAAGGTGTTGACAAAGGAATTATTGTAAATCCGGTATTGTTTTCTATGTAAAATTCATCTGTTATAAACGGACAATCAGGATCTCCTGTTGCACTAGGATCGGTGTTAGTGCCTAATGGATCTTGATTTTCAAAAAATTTAAATCCTAAATCACTAAATCTTGTTGGGCCATCAAATCCAGTAAGTACATCCCAATTTAAATCAGATATATAACCTGTTGATGAGGTTTCCCAAAATAATGCCAATAAGGAATCTACTGGTCTTGTTTCATATACTCCCAAAAACGGAATCATATCTATACTAGGCACCCCTATTGGGTTTATTGTTGATACGCGACCAATACTTGGATTAGTTTGTAATTGATAAAAATTTAATCCAGCGGTACCTTTAACGTTGGTAACATCATTTGCTAAAAAGTTATAGTCTGTAGCTGTTGCTATAGCTGTAACTGTATCTGGTTGTCTTGTTGGAAAATATTGTGTGCTTTCCGCTGATGTAACTATATAATTTATATATGGAGCATATATGGCTCCTAATGTTGCGCGGGTTGTATTAGAAGGCGTAAAAGTTATCACTCCGTAATCCTCATTGGTAAAATGTAACACGGTGCCTAATGGTACATTAACTGGGAGGGGAGCTGTAAGATTAACACTGTTTGGAGGACCATAGGTGAGTACCTCAGCATCATAGGTTGTTCCCGCAATTTCATAAGTAAATACATCTCCTGGGCTTATAACAGGATGTGGTATATCCACAAGTATAGTTGTAGCGCCGCTTAGAGTTGGATTACCTAATGATAAACATTCATATGTTAAATATGTATTTGAAGTAACAACAGTATTTGCCATCCATTCATCTGGATTTGGAATATATGTATCAGGATATGTTGGTAAATTTTCAATAGGCTTATTTGCTTCTACAGATTGAATACCGTCTCCAACACGTATATCTTGTAATGCTGTTAGGTTATCCGCTATTAAGTATCTTATGCTTGTTGCGTATGGATCATTTATAATAAAATTAACATCAGCTAATAATGAGAAAGTTTTTGCAATATTTGATACCTTACCAAATAATTGCACGCTACTTCTATATAACTTTTGATCTGGTCCAACTTCTACTAAGTCTCTTGGTACTTTGTTTATATTATCATTTATTAATACAATATGACCGGTTTTACCGTCTTCTCCAACAGGAAATTCAGTCATATTAATACCATTTTCTAAAGATGGTGTTGTAGTTGTAACCGGTGATGGGCCAGGCGTTGTAGTGGTTGTATATAAAACTTGCGATCCTGAAGTTTGAGCAGTAGGATAACCGTCAAGCATTCCAGGTAAATAAACATTATAATATTCTTGTTGCTGTTGTTTTACTACAACCTTATAAGAGTACCACCCGATTTCATTTATTGAATATGCAAATTTAGTATTAGGGGTAGGGCTAAGAGAAGAATCAAAAAGGTACATTGCACTGATTTCTCCATCCGTGCTAACCACGTATGGTCCGCTGCCTGTTCCTGTTGTTGGTGCTACTACTTTAACGTAGTCTTTATATTTTCCTCTAAGACTATCTCCTTCTTGTGGAATAGTATTTATAATTCCACTAGCTGTATTTAATGTGAAAGTATATTCATAAAGATTCGTTGATGGATTTTGTACATTATAAGTTGCTCCTGTTAATATAGAAAACCCTCCAACAGCTGTAGGTTCAGCATATAATCCCGGAGTTCCATTTGGAATACTTCTTGTTGAACTAATTGGATCATTAATTAATACTAATAATGCATTACCAAACCAATTACGAACATCAGGCATTCCAGGCATGTCCTCGCTTTGATAAGGAGCATATACGGTTGATCCACCAAAACTAGCAGATGTGCTTCCGCCTGTTACAGTTGTTAAATCTAATGTGGATAATATTACAGATGATTGTCTTCCAAATTTATCTGCTAATACAAAACCTACTTGGTAATTTCTATTTTGTTTTAATGTATGATTTGGATATTCTACAAAGTTAGTAAATATATCACTTTTAGGTTGTACTGCGGTATTATAGTTTATATTTTGCGGAGCAGTATATGAATTGTAAAAATTACCATATATTACTCTATTGCCAACAATTTCTTGAGCTAAAGCTCTTGTAGGCACATTATCATATACACGAGTCAACTGATCTTCCGGTAATGTTTTGTATGGTTTTTGTGATTGATATGGATAGTTATACACGCTAACACCTGCATAAATTCCAGTTTCTATTTCTTCATATGATATACTATCTAAAACTTTTACAGCAAGCGAGTCTGACTCCTTGTATAATATATCTAATTGTGTAATTTTATATGAATCTCTTATAAGGGATCCTTTATCTGGCATGGGTATTAATAATTCAATATTATTAATATTATTTTCCATCCAGTTTATTACAGTACTTTTGTAAGCATCCGTTTCATCCCCGTTTATAAAATAACCTTTTTGTTTTGGTATATATGTTATTTGCGTAAATGGGGCAAATAAAGAATACTCATTATCATCAAACTTAAAACGATAACTAAATCTTACATATTTGTCTTCTAAGAATGATGGATCACCAGGCCAATCTGGATTATCAGTTTGGTTGGTCATTGTAGACTCCAAAAAAGTTAAAACTTCTCCAGGAGCAAGTGAAATAGGATCATAAAATTCAACTACTCCGCTATCAAAATCCATTACATATGTATAATCACTGCCGTCAGTAGAACTGGAAATCATAGTCATCCCTGCTCTAATTTTACCGGTTTGTGGAATTACATTATAGGTGGTATCACTACCCGAATCAACAATAGCTGTTGCTTTTCTAAATAATGATATTGGTTCAACCGGAGCATATTTAGCTACAGATATTTGAGCTTCATCATAGTAATAAGATGGATCTAAAATAGCTGTGTTAACATTTATTTTTCTGGGTTGATTTCTATTGTCTGTAAAGAATAATAAACTCTCTATAAGGTTTACTCCAAGCACATGATTAGTGGTAGAAAAATTTAAGAAAGTTCCTTGTACAATAGTTTTATATTGAGGCGTTACATTATAATCGTATACTGTAATCTTCATTATCCAGCCATTAGCCGGAGTGGGTTGGGTATTTAGATCACTATCACATAAAATTATTTGTGAAGGATTTGGATCCGTATAATTTGTTAAGAACTGGTATATTCTATTGTTTTGATCATCCATAAATATACCAATACAGGTAAGTCCATAGTCCTCACTTTCCTCATCAAAATTATTTAAAGCAAAGTTACCTAAAATATTTTGAGCTGTACCAATGTCAGAACTTTCTGATTTACCTATTGTTATATTTAAAGCGTCTCTATATTCATTACTTGGGATAAGTCTATCATCCAAGTCTTTGTTCATTTTGGATGATAAGAAACTATTTTTTACTTCAGCCATTTAATTTAGTGTTTAATCCATTTAGATTGTCCTCTCAATACTTGAGTAATTTCTTCTAGCTTAATATTAGATAATCTAATTTTAGCGTTTCTTAACTTAGCATTCTTTTCTTGTCTAAGTCTGTTGATAATATATTCAGGTTGATTAACTCTTAATGATATTATTGCATGGATAATATGAGCATACATAGCTTCTTCCGCCATCTTAGGTACTCTTGTATCTAAATCATAAGCTAAACCATCAGATATATATTCAAATACTATTATTTTATTTATTAGATTGCTACTGAATGATATTTTACCTTCTCTATCATCTATTGTAAACCAACCATTACTATTAGAATATTGTGGGTCTAATCCATATCTTTGTCCAAAGAAACCATAATACAACCATTGATCATAACCATAACCATAACCCATTGCTCCCCATCCATTATTACCATAATCATTTACAATATCATTATTATTTCTTTTCCATCTAAATTCCGTTATAGAGGTCCCTTCTATATTGTTACCAAAGTTGTCCTGCAACGGTTCCCCACTATTATCCTGTAATGGTTTTTCATAAGGGATAGTTGTTAAGTTGTTGGTAGGATATATTGGGTGTTTTATACCTTGATGGTCAATCCATGCTAATTTAACATAATTAACATAATCTTGAGGTAATATAACACTTAAGGAATGAGGCACAGTTAACTCTTGTGATTTAATGCTTTTTAATGTATCATAACTAAATTCTTGTAATCCTCGTTTTGCATGAAAAATTACATCAGTACGTTTTGCTTGCTGAATAAGTTTCCCATCCCCAACATAAGCAACCATAAAGTTGTTTATAATATCATTTAAAGTAATATAAGCATAACTTCCATAATTATCCTCTGTAGTTTGACCATATGCCTTCTCTGCTTGGTTCAATCCATATTGTCCACCATCTAACTTTTTTAATTGTACAACAATATACAAATCTTGGTCCGGCGCGGTTGGGAAAACTATTGCATTATCTACAACCTCATAGTATAATACATATTCTTCAAAAGTGCCGGGTTGAGCTGTTTGACTGGTATATAATTTAAAATTGTTTAAAGCATAATTAATATTATTTGGATCCCAAGCATCTGGCCCTCCAAATATTAAGTCTGTATTAAAAGTAGTTAGGAATGTAGTTGTATTATCGTCACCTATAAAACCCTGTGCTCCTTCGTAATATTGTCTATTATTTTCGGTTATTAAACCGTTATTTGGTATTGGCATACTTTATTAGCTTTTTGAATTAATATTTTCAGCCTGCGCTTGTTGTGCTGCTATTTGGATTATCTGCGGATCTTTTATAACTATCCCAGAATAAAGTAATATTCTTGTTATTAAATTTGTTTGTTCTATTGGATGCAATTCAAAATCAACTGATGTTGTTGAGTTATATACATATTGATAGTTTGTTCCTAATGTAAAATTCCACACAGGATCCAAAGGTTTTCTAATATATGTACATGAAATTACATTGCCAGTAATTGTTTTTGGATATATATAAATTCTTTCGTTTTTATATGTATATACTGGCCAATAAAGAGAAGGTTTTGTTAATGGTGATAAGTTTAGTTCTAGAAGCTCATTAGGCTGCACGTATTGAACTATTTTATCGTCTTTATATATTACGGTCCCTAACTTATAAAAGTTTGTAGGGTTTGGTGTAGTGTAGTAATCCGAAATAGGAGTACATGCTCCCTCTGTTTGGAATATTTCTATTTTTTCTTGTAAGTTTTTAACACGATTAGCATATTCGCTATCGTTTTCCGGCACACGTAGTTGTTGATTAAGATCCTCAAAATACTCATTGAATATTTCAAGTTGAACTTGCGTTGCGGTTTTATTAAATTCATCAGGAGTTAAATAACCTCTTTGTTCTTTATTGATTATTAATAAAACAGTTCTATAAACTGTATCTACATTTATTGCCATCTTCTATATTTATTATAATATTTAGGCGGTAACCTCAGCCACCGCCTATATATTAGTATTACGTATTATTTAAGTTTTTTCTCTATTGCCTTAAAGATTTCTACGCCTTCATCTGTTTTGAAAAATGCAGCCATTGCTGAGTATGGATTTTCATCAAATGGAACGGTCATTAATTTTCTTCCGTTCTCTCCCCAAGTAAATGTTCTTTGGTCTTGTGATAATTTTATAATCCCTACTTCCGATGCTCTAATAGCCATATTTCTTAATGGGACATTCTCATCATTTGCTAAGTCTAAAAATAATGCTGGATTTTTTCTAGCAAGTAAAAGTAAGTCTCTCTTAATTTCTTTAGAACTCATTTTATTTACTCTTGATCCCACTTCAACTCTTACAATAGCTTCTGCCATATCAATATCCATATCAAATGCAGCGTTCATTGCTTGAACCTCTAATTCTAGATTATCTAATGTATCTTCAGCAATTGCAACAGCATTGAATTCTCTGTATTTTTTATTTAAAGCTGGATGATAAATAGATAATAATTTTTGTAAATTTTGTCTTTCTTTTGGAACATTAAGAACTCCATTTTCAAACATAATATGTCCTAATGTAGATTGTCCTTTTTGTTCACTAACTAATGGAGAATTCTGATTTGTTGCATAACGTAATTCTTCTTGCTCTCCAGTTTCTTTGTTAAACCATAATAAAGGGTATCTAACTGAGTGTCTGCTTTGTAAGGTATACGTTAAACCAGCATGACTGTCCGCTATAATATAGGTGCGGTCTTTAATTTCCCAAGTTGGTTTTTGTGGTTCTTTTTTTACCGGTTTTGTAGTTTCAACCACTTCGGTATATTCTTGCGTTGCGATTTCTTCGTCAACTAAAGTTTCTTTTGCTTTTGCGTTTGGTCTTGTTGCCATAATATAATATAATTTAATAATTGTTTTAAAAGAGTAATAACTACCCCCGTCAGTTCAACGAGGGTAATTACCACTTAGTTGTTATACAGTAGCTGTAAACAATACGAAGTTATTAGCTCCTTGAGTTACTAAACATCTTTCTGATAAGAAGTGAACTTGCATTGCATCTAAATCAGATGTGTAAGCTCCTCCAACAGATCCAGTGATCCAAGATTTCATACGTCTATCATCAGCTTGATTAGCTCTATAACGAACGTGTAAGAATGGACGACGGATGTTTGTTCCTAATTGTTGATCGTAAACTGTAGAAGTACCAGCTGGAACTAATACACCATCAATAGAAGTATTGATCATACCACCACGAGTAGAAGCATCATTTAAGTATTTCCAGTCAGTTTTGTAGAAATCGTAAGATCCTCTTCTGAATCCAGAGAAACCTAAGTTAAGTGCCATTTGCTCAGAGTTTTCGAATAAACCGTAAGCAACACCACCAGCAGCTCCAGAAGATAAAGAAGCAAGCATATCATCAAAATCAAGAGATGTAGCTCTGTTCAAGAATAACATGTTCTCTTCAATAGCCCCTTGAGTGTCTAAGTTTTTCAAAATTGAATCAAAATCAGATAAACCAGCAGCAGCAGTAAAGTTGTTAACTACGTTACCTCTTTCTTTAATTGCAGCGAATAAACCTTGAGTTCCTTTAAGCCCATTTCCAGTATCCAAAGTAGATGTTCCAGAAACTAATTCACCCTCAATTACAGACATTTCTAAATAATCCTCAAAACGTAATCTTGTTTCAGATTCAGCTTTTAAATACCATAAGAAACCACCTGTTCCATCTTCAGTAGCAACTTCAACCCATCCAATTTGAGCAGTATCAGATCCAGATACTTGGTATCTTTCTTTAATAATGATTGGAGAGTTACTAAATTGTGTAAATGATGGAGTTACAGAGTTTAATGATTGATCTGTAGTACCTTTTCTAAATTCAGATCCATAAACAAAGATTTTAAGATCTTCAGCACCTGTAAAGTCAACTGGTCCACTAACCAAAGTAGATTGAGTATATGGTTTAACCTCAAGTAATGCTGGGTTAGTATCTCCACCAGTTCCTGTTGCAGCATCTGCAGTAGAATCGGTAACATAAACTTTAAGTTCTTTTCCTGTAGAAGGACTCATAACTACTAAAGTTTGTCCAACAGAAATTACGTTGTTTACAAAGTTTGGTCCATTTGTAGAATCAGTAACAAAACTTAATTGAACACCACTATCACAAGTTACTTCTTTGTAAGCAATGTGTAAACGGTTTTGTTCAGACCAAACTACTTGGTCAGAAGACATAGGCATTTCAGCTCCTACCATTCTTAAAAACCCAGAAAGAGTTCTATTTCCATAACGCTCTACTTCAGCTTCATAGATTTCTGGTAAATATTGTTGTGCGAAATCGTTGCCAGAACCATCAGTAAAATTTAAATAGTTGGTTTCTAAGGCTTGTTGTTTTTGAGACGGTTTAATTGTCCCAAACATTGGGGTCACATTTGACATAATCCTTTAATTTTTAATTGTTAATTATCTTTTTATTTTTAATTTTGTAGAATCAACCCCATTAATTGCTTTTACCTTCCATCCATTAACAAATCCATTATCCGCAGGAGATTGTCTTGCAGTGGTGGTTATATTATTAGATTTAGCAACAACCTCTTTAATTGCATCGGCTTTGCCTTGCTCATAAAAATGTTTTGCAATAGTATCAGCGTTCTCAGCGGCGTACATCGCTTTATGGTACCCTTTAACATCTCTAACCGATCCATCTTCATTTAAGAACTTCTTAATAAGATTGGTGATATTGGATTGTTTTTCAGCTACCGCTTCCGGGTTTGAAACTCCATATCTAAAACTTTTCTCACCTAAATTGAAATCAAAACCTTTGAATTCTTGGGTAAACAATGTTTTAGTCTCAGCTTTAAACCTAGAATGTTGCGTCTCTGCTTTTTGTTGATCCTGATTGTATCGGTTGAAAAAGTCCATAGCTTTTTGTTGCTCTTGAGTAGTTCCAGGACGTAATTTGATTTCGTCATAGTATTTACTTTTGATTGTCTCCAAATAAGTTTTGGCTTTTGCAACTTCCTCTTTAAATGCGAGTCTTTTTTTTCTGACATCTCGCTCGTCATCTATATCCTCATCATAGTCAAAAGTATCTTCAATTAAGAAGTCAATTTCTTCCATGTTTAAATGCGGTCTTGTTTGCTTATAGTATTCCTTTAACAAGGTATCACTATCTGTATTTGAATAATCAGCATTAAGTCTTACGTAATCTTCTACAGTTCCGCCAGTTTCTTCCATAAAGCTAACAAGCTTTTCTACATTTTCTGGTAATTTTCTACCTGTTGCCGCTTGCTCTTGAATATGTTGGTTTAATTCTGCTGTAACGTTCTCAACTTCTTGAACTATTTCTTGTTCATTGATTTCTTCAATAACATTTTCAGTGGTCCCTTCGTTTCTTTGTCCCACTTCTTGCAATTCCATTTCGGGCTGTTCTGCGCGTAACACGCTGCTCTCTGTGCTTTGTTCTTGAATGGCATTTTCTGGTTGATTAGGTATTACTACTTTTGTTATTTCTTCTGCTGGTTTTGCAGCTGATAGGTCTACTTTTGTAGGCTCATCTGATTTTGTTAATTTTTTAGGGGTAGCTCTTTTGGCTTTTAATTTAAATTCCCCTTCTTGTTTTACTGATTCTGACATGATATAATATTATAAAATTGGTTAATAAAAATTTATTTAGGTTCAAATTGTGCTAAATCAAAACCATCTAAGTTATCGAATCCAGCTGATTCAAAATCTTTTGGAGGTAAATTATTTTGTCTTTGATTAGTTAATTCAGATTGTATTGTTCCTCTTAATTTTTCTCTTTGATCCTTTTTGTCTTCGGCCATTGACATTTTTGATGTAACGACTTGTGATTGCACTTGTGCTAATTGCATATTATATTGGAATTCTAACTCCATTAATTGCCTTTTTAATTCAGCTTCACGCTGCATTTTTTCTATCTCAAATTGATTTTTAGCTTGTGCAACCTGTATTTGTGTTTGGGATAATGCTTGTTGTTTTTGTACTTCCGACATCGCTGCAGATTCTGCTACTTGAGCATTTGCTTGAGCTTGAGCCTGAATATTTGCTTGTTGCATTGCTTGCTCTTGAAGCATCTTACGCTTACGTTTATATTTCAACGCTTGATTAGCAAGTTTGATATTATTAATTTCTCTAATATCAATTGCATCCTCTAAATCAATTCCTCCTGACTGTAATGCAATTTGTATATTTTGTTCTAACTGTGCTTTTTCTTCTTCATCAGGTTCTACTTCTAAAGAAATACCAAAATCTTGAATATCTAATTGTTCTAATTCTTTAAGTGTTTCTACGTTATATAAAGAAATACTATTTTTTAATGAATCAGCCGTGATAGGAAATTTTAATGCATCAGCCACTCTTTTAGATATATTCTCACATACTCTTAAAGTTAAAAATAAACTTCCATCTAATATGTGTCTTGTTGCGGTATTTGATGAAGCTGCTGCCATTTTTTGTAGTCCTACTAAGGAATCTCTATTAGGCATACTACCGTCTCTTGCTTCGTTTAATCCGGTAACATCACGTATCATTTGTAAATAATATTGATACGCTGAAATTAACGATTGTATTTTTGCTCCGGCTGCAGATGTTTGCAATTCTTGGATAGGCACTTTACCTTGGTTAACGCCACCATCTTGCGACATAGATCTACCAACAATACTACCGGTTTGGAAATACATATTTAATGCTTCTGCCGGATTATAGTTTGTACCATTTCCTAAATCAACTTCTGCTAATCCATCAACGTCTACAAATACACCATCAGGTACCATTTTAGCTAATACCTGTTGCAGTTTTAAGTGCGTTAATTGGATCATATCCGCGAAAGTAGTAATTCTACTTACTAATGATTCAATTCTTCCTCTGTACATTCTAGGCGCAACAATAGCATAATTCATATCTACCTTTGTGGTATCGGCTAAGGGTCTTGTCATGTTTTCACATAACTCCCATCTAAGCATTTGATTGTGACCTAATATTTTTGCTCCAGAATATAAAACTTCAATACTTCTAGAAACCACATCAAAGTTATCACTTGGAGGCGGATTAAAGAAGTCTGTTTTTTGCAATGCTTTTTCTAAACCTTGCTCTGTTTGTTTTATTTTAAATACTTGATTAGAATATGTTTTATATTCAAAATATAATACTTGTACAATGTTTCCATCTTGGTATGACCCGTTGAAATTTCTTGTGTAACTTGTATTACCCTGGTATTTTTCAATTTCTCTTAATTCATCAACACCAATATTCGGAAATTCTTTTTTTAATTCCTGTAGTCCAATAGATTTTACTTCACCAACATAATATATATCGGAGAAGTTTGGATCTTCTGTATAAGAATAAACAAGGTTTACTGGATCTACATAATCAATTTCAATGCTATTAGACTTATTAAAACTCGTTTTAGCACAAGCAATACCTAATACCGTTAGATCATAATTTAATCTTTTATTAATTAAATCGTAATTATTGTTTGCTAAAAAATTACTTATTAATTCTTCTTCCGCAATTTCAACCGCTTGTTTGTACGATAATTGCATATGCAATGCTAATTGTTCGTCGTCTTCTGGCAGCATATCAGGATTTGCAGATTGGTATAAATCCGCTCCTAGTTTATTTTTTAATTCTGCAAGTAGCTCTTTAGCTTGCATATCATTAGTAAGAGCCTGTGTATACCGCGTTTTTGCAGCAACTGAATATGGATCCTGAGCAACGGCTTTTACTTTATAATTTCTACTTGATATTCCATTTACAACAATATCAACAAATTTAGGTATAACAGGTACTGGTTTCCAGTCTATATTTAAATAAGATAAATCGCCATTAATAGCCATTTCATCTTTATACTTTTGAACACTTTGTTCTCCTCTAGCGTATAATCTTAAATTATGGTATCTTTGCCAGTTGTTGTTCCATCTACCATTTGCTCCACCAGTTCCAGAGTTACCATTGAACCATTCGTATTCAATAGCCTGCCCAACTAATGTGCCATATTCTAGACTTTGTTTTTCTTCATCCGGTACAACCTGACTTGGGAAAGAACTGTTACTATTGGTATAAATCATTTATTATATTATTTCGGAGGAGTCTCCATTATTGTTATATTTTTTAAATCCTAATCCAAACTTAGGTATTTCATAAGGTGTAGTAGGAACATATAAATGTTTATTACAAGCCATTATTGCTAAACCTGAACTAATAGAAGCATCATGCTTTGTTCTATTGTTTATGTTAAATCTTGCCCAATCTTCCAATGTTTTTTGGAAATACATACTACCATATTGTTCATTATTATAACCAACATTATTTTCTATGTACGTCTCAATAGCTGAAGCGTGAGCTTGCATTATATCTTGTGAGGAGTTTGGTATACCGCCTATTTCTTTTTCGGCTGGTGATAGTTTATTCCAAACTTTATCTGGTCTATTTATTGAAAACCCTCTATAACCTCTTCTTTTTAAATAATATAAAAGTCTTGGCTTATTATTTTCTGCTAATATAGGCATTCCGTAAAATACCAAAGCCATAAGAACATCTTCAAAAAAAATCTCAGCTGTTTGAGGTCTTGCAATATATTCTAAAAAGAAATGATTAGGAGGAACATCTTCCATGGTAAACTTTGTTAATCCATGAAGTGCTCCATTAGATCCCCTGCTTACATCTACTGTTCCTGATATATCATAACTATCACAACCAAATGCGCCACAGTGTTCATTGCCTGGGTATTTAAGCCCATTCCTTATAATTACACGGTTTTGAAGATGTTTAGGTGGTATCCAAGAAATTAAAAATCTTCCGTCCTTATTTGGATAAAAAATTACTTGCGAATCTTGTATTCCATTTTCCCATTGAAAACTACCTCGTGTTAAAACACTTGAATTTCTAAGGTCATCATTGTAATCTATTTGTTCGTATATCTTAGTAAGATTAAACAAAGATTGTTTTGCTTCATCTCTAAATGCATGTTGTTCTGTTCTTGGAAACTGACGGTAATATTCATTTAAACCATCTTGATCACTCTTTAAGCCATCTACTTCATTCTGCCAATGTTCAATAACACCATATTCAATCCAATTTCCATCTACACCTTTTATCGGGGTTTTTGGAGTGTCGAAGACAGGTAAGCCATAAGTATCAATGAATCCCTCGTAGGACCATTCCATAGGTATGAACAAACTATATAATCCTGAACTAGTCTGTCCATTGCGGTTTCTTTTTGTAACGTCGGAATCATAATATAATTTTTTAAAATTATCTCCTCCTTTATCTAAAGCATTTGATGTTGATCCCATCATACACTTACCAATAATTCTACTACCTAAACGCAAACACGTTTTAGTAACACGCCAGTTGTTTAATATATTATCCGGCTTTAACCATTTACCACTTTCATCATGTACGAGTAACTTTAATTTCTCCCCATCATAAGAGTTGTCTCCGGTATTCTTCCAGTCAATTGTAGTGTCTAATCCTTCTAATTCTATAACAGTTTCGTTTGCGTCTAATTTTCTTCTTGTAAATTTAGAAGCCGGAACTCTATATGCCAACTCTGTTTTTGGACGGTCCATACCGTCTTGTATTGGTTTGAAAAAGAAAGGATAGTTAATAGAGATTGGAACAACTTTATCTGTAAACATTGTTTTAGCATCCTGTCCAGATTTTGATAGTATACCAAATCTTGAGTCGCTTGATATAGTTGCTTGGTTTACTAATTCTGCAGAAGACATAAATGAAAATCCGGAACGTCTATTTTTTAAATAACACATTCCATAACATCTTGTATCCGCCTTACAAGCCTCCCAAAATATGAAGAACAATCTATTTGATTCCCTAAAATCTGGCGCACCTACGTCTATCTTGCTCCATTGCAAGTACATATAATGTGTGCCAGTTATATAGGTTGGTATTCCATTGTTATTAAAGTATACACCTTCATCTCTATATTTAAATTCAGCATCTACATAATCGTACCACTGCTCTTTAAAATGATCTGGATATTTATTCCAATCAAATACATTCTTTATTTTATCTAACTCTTTTGGGTATTCTATTTTTTCCCAATACTGTTCTTCTTTTTTATTAGATCTAGAATATACTTTTTCTACTTCAGGTAAGGCTATCTTTAAATTTTGGATTTCATATATCTCACCAATCTTTCCAGTTTTACTAATAACAACCATATCATGGTCTTTATTATATCCATATGCCCATTTTTTATTACGATTGTTTTGCTTTATAACGCTTTGCTTAACGTAATTGGGTACAACTCTAAATAAATTTTGTTCGTACATTATTTAGATCTCCCTTCTGCAAAACCTTTAAATACTTTTTGTGCAGTATCTTTTGCTGTTTCCTCGTCGTTTAATATTCTTTCTTCGAGTTCAATACGGTTGAGTATTTCAAATGCGTCAAAGATAGCTAGCTTTTTTGTTGCTGCAGCGTTCTTTAATTTATCTGCTGCTAAATCATCTTCGCCGTTATCTAAAATAGCTTCTTCAGCTACTTTGATTAATTCCAATACTGCTTTGTGCCCAGATTGGATTATAGCTAGCTTCGTCTCCTTTATATTCATACTTAATTACAATATCATTAGATTTCATACAATATAATCGCTCCCCATCTATTATAAAGTCATATTCCCCGTAAGGAGTATAACCCACTAAGTCTCCAGGATTGATTTTAAGCTTATTTAAAGAACTATTTCCATATTTTAATATACCAATAAGCTTTTGTTCCTTATCGAGCTTTAAATAGTCAATATTCTTTAATGGTTTTATAAAACACCTATCGCCAAATGATTTCCATTCAGCATCTGTTTTATATAAATATATCTGATCAAGATCACAAAAGTAAAGGTCATCTTTAAAATAAGCTCTACTGTTTTTTATTTTGCCTCTTATATCATAAAACTTTCTAAATACATTATGATGTATCACAACAATGTCTCCCGCTTTTATATCTGTAGTATATGCTAATGGTACTGAAACTACCTCTGCAAAATTATTAACAGATTTAAAACTTTCTATTTGGGTGTTTAGTATAAGATCTTTATCTCCTACTTTGACTTTGTTGTTGTATCGATCTCCATTTATTGGACGAACGATAAAACTAAAGACGCTTTTCATTAATATTCTAAAACTTTTAGCATTTTATTAAATTTGTTTTATTTATATAAGTGCCATCTAAATAAGATCTCAATGTCCTTGGCTTTATTCCTATAACATTTGCGGCTTCTTTATAACTTTCCCAAAATATGCCTGTAGATAAATCTAATATTGGTCTACATAAATTTGGTAATTTTAAATCTTTATTCCAAGCTAATTGGGTTTTGCCTCTTTTAAAAGTATTTCCAGTTGCTCTAATTTTAGCAGCATCTTTCATTTCTTTCGTCCATACAGGAGATCCATACCCGCCTTCTTTCATGTTATATGTTTGAGAGGATGAAACAAATTCTTCGTTTACATAAAAACTTTCAAATTCATAAGCCTCATCTTTATCCTCAAATATTCCTAATATAAATGAATAAAAATTTTCTTTACCATATTTTTTAATTGCGGCTTTTATAGCTTTACCACTTCCCATATAATTGTCATTTATATTTTCAGTTTCATGAACCCCTATATACGACTTCTGATTGATTTTATTAATTATGCAATATGATATATACATAATTAATATTCTAAGTCAAACTCCACGCTGATTGCCATATTTGCATTGAATTTCTTCCAAGGCATAACTTCATCTGCTTTTTTTATATATATATTATACGAAGAGTCTTTATCATTAAACTTTATATAAGCTATTTCATGCCCACCATATACTTGCTGTCCAACAGAATAGTGCATAGCCTCATTTTTGTAGTCTACGCCTATACTTATTTTTCTAATAACCGAGTCCATTATTTTGCTTCTTCAGCATTCTCTTCTATTACAGTGTAAGTTCCATCTTCTAAATTAATATTGATAGGACCATATTCCTCTTGTAATAAGTTTTTATAATCTTCAACTGCTTTATTAACTTCAGCTAATTGGTGTAAGAATCCATGCTTTTGTGATTCCAATATTCCAATGTTTGTTAACAATGCGTTAATGTCTTTTTGTTGATTTACAATTGTTTCTAATTGTACTGCTGTAATTTGTTTTACTACGTCCATTTTTATTTAATTTAATTGTTTATTATGATAATGTTAAAAGATATTTTGTTTTAGCTGCTTTACCAGATAATTCTTGAGCCATATTTTCTACGTCCCAAAATTTATTAGACTCAGCGTGATTCATTAATTCTTCAGCGAATTTAAGTATTCTGTCAACAACTTCCATAGAGTCAGCTTTATTACCAATTAATTCAATCTTCATTGCCTGAATTCTTTTTCCGGTATAACCCATTAGTTTTTCAATAACCTCGTCTTTGAATTCTTGTATGTATTCATATAATTCTCCAGTAGCTTTATGCTCTGCAAAACTTCTAGTTTCCCAATGAATCATATGAATTTGCTCCTGAAAGAATGTTAACTTTCCTGCTATTTCTTCTGTTGTCATTTTATTTTATTATTATGTTGGGCAAGTAAGCAATGGGGCTTTTACTCTTCCAGTTGCAGTTGTCACTTGGTATCCACCAATAGTATTTATTAATCCTGGTAAATTCCAAATTCCCTCATTTGTAAATGGATCTGTTAATCCCGGATCATTAAATACATATGCATCAGGTAAAAATTGAGAGGAAGCTGAATAAACTGTTCTTGACGTACCATTACAATCTAATATTGCAAATGTATAAATGTCTTCCCAACTACTTGTACTATTAGGCCAGCCAATGCCTATACCCATTTTCATTAGTAAAGCGCTATTATATTATCACAAGTTGTAGAAGTTTCTTCTCCATCACTTTCCCAAACACAATCCACTATTACTGGGAAAAAAGTACCAGCAGGTATATTGTAAAAAATAGTATATCCACTTTGTGGATCTGCGTCGTCCACTGGGTCTCCATAATCAGCATTTCCACCAACAACACGGCAAATTAAAGTACCCCCCGTGCCTATATATAAGGCAGCTGAACCTAAATTAATAGCGCTAGTTGGATCTGTTGGGTCTCCATTAACTCTTACTTTATCTGCTCTTGTTCCAAAATCTGGTTGATTA